CCCAACGTGAATGGTACTTTCAGCAACCAGTTGACCACTGCCGCTGTTTTGTCTCAAACATCTCTCGAACAGATGTTGATTAAAATCCGTCAGGCTGTGGACAACAACGGCAAGAAGATTCGTTTGGTTCCCCGCCAGTTGGTGGTGGCCCCCGGCAACATCTTCCAAGCCGAAGTGTTGTTGAAGTCTGTTTTGCGTACTGGCAATGCAAACAACGACATCAACCCCGTCAAGTCCATCGGTCTGTTGGACGAAGGCGCGGCTGTGTTGTCTCGTTTGACTTCCAGCACAGCATGGTGGGTTCAAACCGACGCTCCCGAAGGCATGAAGCTTTTGATGCGTCGTCGTTTGGAGAAGACCATGGAAGGTGACTTCGAGACTGACTCTATGCGCTACAAAGCGACAGAGCGTTACGACGTCGGCTTCACTGATCCCCGTGCAATGTACGGTACACCCGGCGCGTAATCGAAGTGGGGGCTTCGGCCCTCACTCCTTCATGGAGAAAAGATAATGGCTCAAACCTATTTCGGTTCTACCCTGCGTGCTGGATCTGGCACTTTGACTGATACGGTGGATGGCGGTTACGTTATTCTGTCGCAGACCGTCAGCGTGACAACCGTCGCCGCAGGCACAGCAGTTACTGGCTCCGTCACCATTCCCGCTTCCGCACAGATTCTGTCATTTCACCTTGATCAGACTGTGGACGAAGTTGTTGGTGGTGGCTCAGCTACTGCAATCAATGCAACCATTGGCACTGCCGCCGCAGGTACACAATACCTGTCAGCTACCAACGTAATCGCTGGTGGTCGCGCGTCTCTGTCATACACAGCGGCTCAACTGTTGGCTATGCAAAACGTCGGTTCAAACACTGGCGTTTATTTCACCATTGCCCCCAACGGCACAATCAGCACAACTCAAGGCACTTATGTGCTGACAGTTTTGTATGCTCAGAAAGTCTAAGGGGACACATCATGGCTGAATTTAAACAAATGCCAAAGATGATGACCGACGAGCCTTCTGTCATCCTAAAGATGAAAAAAGGCGGTCACGTTCATTCCAAGCACAAAGCCAAAGAGGAGCATGGTCACAAGCCTATGCACCACATGGCGCACGGTGGTCACACCAAGCACCACGAGGCTATGGAAGCTGAGCATGGACACAGCCCCAAAAAGCCCTCACTGCACGAGCGCAAGAAAGCCATGAACCCCAACTTCAAGGGTGGCGGCAAGGTTGCGCACAAGGCTGATGGCGGCATGATGGGTTCTCCCATGGCTAACCCTGCGGCTATGGCGGCAATGGCAAGCCCTGCGATTCGTGCGGCCTTGGCAAAGCGTGCCTTGGCTCAACGCGCGATGGCTAGTGCTCCACTGCAACCCGGCATGAAGAAGGGTGGCAAGGCTGGTGATATGGCTCAAGACAAGGCCATGATCAAGAAGGCTATGGCACAGCATGACGCTCAAGAGCACAAAGGCGGTAAGGGTACACACCTGAAGCTGAAGTCTGGCGGCGGTTTGCAAAAGAAAGCGGAAGCTTTCGAGACCAAGACCACCATTGAGCATGACGAGAAGCCTTACGTCAAAACCAAGATGCGCGATGGTCGCAAGACTGATCGCGCTCACGGTACTGGCGAAGTCAAAGAAGGCAATGCTGGCGGCTTTAAGCATGGCGGTCACGCCCACAAAAAACATCGCTACGCATCAGGCGGAACCATCACTGGTAACGTCAAAATGTATGAGAACACCAAGGTTGATGATGGTGACCATAACGACCCTGCCCATGGAACTAAAGGCGTGCGCATGAGCAACGCTGGTGGCTTCAAGCATGGCGGTAAGGCCAAGCATCACTATGCCCATGGTGGAACCATTGAGCATGATGGCGATTGGGAAAACCGTCCCGCTGACACCGCCAAGCCCGGCAAGGTGAACACCAAGACTGGCGAGGTTAAGGAAGCGAATGCTGGTGGCTTCAAGCACGGAGGTCATGCCTCAAAAAAAGCCTACGCCACGGGGGGAAGTGTTAACGATGAGGGCAAGGCAGTAAAGATGCCTCGTCACTTCGTTTCCCGTCCCGTGGCTAACAGCTTGCAGTCTGGCACTTTTAAGAAGGGTGGTCAGGTAAAAAAGTTTGATGATGGCGGCTCTACAAGCAATGACAAATACACGGTAAGCAATCCCAAGGCTGTGTCTGACAAAGCAAGTAGAGAGCTAGAAGATGCTTTGAATCCCCTGAGCATGGCAAAGGAACTCTACGGTAAAGCAAAGAGCTACTTCACGCCATCCACTCCAGAAGGAAGCGTCACCAAGACTGAAAGGTCGGTGACTGTTACGCCAAGCAAAAAGCGTGGCGGTTCAGCGAAGTGCTAAACCTGAGTGGGGGCTACGGCCCCTACTCTCTTTGATTTTTGGAGGCCCGCATGGGAACTTATTCTTCCGTCACGCGCATGGGTGCGTATGAGCCGTTTGACTTGCAAATTGCCCGTGGGCAAGTTGATGGTCACTCTGTTGTCTCAATTTTTGGATACTCAACAGCGGTTGGTAGCAGTGCACAAGGCCCATTGTGGGAGGGTTTAACTCTTTCTGGTGGCAACTATGTTTACCCATCGTCTGCCGCTCAATTGGTTTTGGTGAGCGACAGCGCAACAGACAATACAACTCGTTCGGTAATCATCAACGGCTTGGATGCAAACTACAACATCCTGACAGAGACAATTGCACTGAACGGCACAACAAACGTAACCACAACAAATTCGTTTTTGCGCATTAACAGCATGGAAATGCTGAACAGCACAAATACTGGAAACATCACAGCGTCCATCAGTTCAACTGTGTACGCCAAGATTGCCGCTGGCGTTGGTCAGACTCAGATGTCTATTTACACCGTTCCCGCTGGCTACACCTTCTATTTGACTTACTCTCAGTACGATGCAAGCATTGGATTTACATCCAGCAACTACATGATTTCTGCTGAGTGGAACAAGTTGAACACTGGCACACAAAGCGGTCAAATCACTTTGACGCATCAATCCACTTTTGTGCAAAAGCAAGAAGTCCCGTTCAACAACAGCCCAATTTCCCATCCTGAAAAAACCGACTTGCAATTTACAGTCAAGGCAAACACTGGTAGCCCATTTACTGTGAGTTGCTACCAAGGTGGCTACTTGATCAAAAACCCAGATTAAGGACGCATCATGCCCCTGATCAAATCCAAATCTGAAAAGGCGTTCAAAAAGAACATTGCCACCGAGGTCAAGGCAGGCAAACCTGTCAAGCAAGCCGTGGCAATTGCATACAGCACCAAGCGTGCCGCACCAAAGAAGATGTGCGGTGGCGGCAAGTCTGGCTGGTAATCATGGCAAAGAAAGGGCTATATGCCAACATTCATGCAAAACAGCAAAGAATCGCTGAAGGCTCTGGTGAGCGCATGCGTAAGCCGGGTGCAAAGGGCGCTCCAACTGCTCAAGCCTTCAAAGAGTCAGCCAAAACAGCCAGAATGAAGGATGGAGGCGTCTCTCTTGCCGTCGGCAGGGGTGAGAAGCTTCCAGTCTCCAAGGGCGCTGGATTGACCGAAAAAGGCCGCGAAAAGTACAACCGTGAGACTGGATCCCACCTGAAGGCTCCTCAACCCCAAGGTGGATCGCGCAAGGACTCTTTTTGTGCCCGCATGAGCGGAGTGGTAGAGCACTCAAAGGGCGACGCAGAGAGAGCAAAGGCGTCTTTGAAGCGTTGGAAATGCCCCGGCTGGTAAGGAGAAGATCATGCCAATAGACACAACCGTTGAGACGCCTGATGTTCCAGAGCAACCCGCCCAAAGCGATGGTGGTGCAGTTGGCTCACAAAACGCACAGCCACCTTTTAGCTTGAGCAAATACAAGCAAGGCGGCAAGATTGATCTGAGTGATTGCAAGGTAACAACCCACGAGAAGAATAAATCTTCTCCCACTTGGTAAGGAACATCATGCCCATTTTCAACAGAAACCCAATGTTTGGTCAGGCTCCTCGACCATTTGCTCCTCAGCAACTGCCGACCCCTCGTCAGGTTGTTGCGCCTCCTCAGCCGGTTGCGCCTCCTCAACAAGCCATGAATGACATAAAAGGTGCGTTTGCTGGTGGCATGAACAACATGCAAAACGCTGGCCCAGCAATTGGCAACGCAATGAACCAAGCAGGCCCCGCGACTGGCGGGCAGGTAGAGCAGATGCCCCAACCCAACCCCGGACGACCTGTTGCTCCACCTCAGGGTGGTGGCGGCATGTCCCCAAATGCGGGCAGGCCAGCTACTATGCCTGCGCCTTACCAATCTGCACCCACCAAAGATATGTCCCAGCAGGGCGCACAAAGCATGCCCCCTCCCCCCGGCATGCCTCAAATTCCCCCTATGGGCATGAAAAAAGGCGGAAAAGTGCATAGTTATACCGACAAATCGGGCAGAATCAATCTTGGCTCGGGTCGAGTTTCAACCGCCTCAAAAAATTCAAAGTCACCCAAATGGTAAGGAGTCATCATGATGTTGGAATCAAGTCCCGCAATTAAAAAAGGCGCTCAAGAGGCCATCAAACGCATGTTTGAGGGTAAGTACGACAAGACGCCCACCCGCGAAGAAACCGACGCACGCATGGCGGCACGAAAAAAAGAACGCGCTATGCAATTGCAAGAGCAGGCCAAGCAAGATGCCGCAAACCTACCCGAACTTGAAAAGCAACACGCTGAAATGGAGGCTATTCATGAAAAGGGAAAGAACTGGCAATACGCTGATCGTGAGCAGAACCTGTCTGAAAACGAACTCAAGGCGCGTGACATCGCTGGGCGCATGAACGCCTTGGGTAACAGAATCAGCGCCGCTAAGCGAAGCACATCATCGTACTCAAAGGGTGGAAAGATCGACCTGAGTCAATGCGGTGTATCAACTTCGGCTAAAGGCGTCAAAAACTCTAACTGGTGAGGGATTGCAATGCCTAATTACACATTCAAATCAGGAAAAAAAGCTGATGGCTCAATGGCTTATTACGTCAACGGAACAGAGTTGGAAAACAAAGAAGCGTATGACCGATTACAGCAAAGAGTCAATGAGGTTACAGACCAAGCATTAAAAGATTCATCATCGGGTTTTGATGATGCGGTTAATTCGTCGGTTGCGGATTTTGAAAAAACAAGTTCAGCTTTTGATTCCTTAATGGGAAAATCAAAGGGTGGAAAGGTTAAAAAACATTCTTCCACAAAGAAAAAAATTCACCCAAACTGGTAAGGAACTAGCATGGCGTACTCAGGAACAGTCGGTCAAACTGTCATAACGGTTCAAAACCTGATTGATGATGGTGCTCGTCGCGCTGGAAAGTTTGCTGAAGAGCTAACCGACGAACAAGTCCTGTCTGCCAAGCGTGCGCTGTTCTATTTGCTGAGCAACCTGATCAACCAAGGCATTCAGTACTTTGCCATCAAGAAGAAGGTATACGGCCTCAAGGCTGATCAATATCAATACCTGCTACCTGTGGGAGGAAATGATGTTTTGAACGCCCTGTATCGCCGCTTGAACCGCCCAACACCCAACAGTGATGGTGGCTACCTAAATTCCTCTGGCGTCGTTGCAAACGCATTTGATGGCGACGTGGACACGATTGACCAACAAACCGCATCCAACGGGTACATCGGCATCAACTACGGTCAATACAACGAGGTGTATGCAGGGTCAATTGGTATCCTGCCCGGGGTCTCTGGCTCGTTTCATATTTTGCTTGAGTGGTCAAACGACGGCACAACTTGGAACCTGCTTGAGGACACTGGCGTCACAACATGGGTGAACAACGAGTGGCTGTGGTACGACATTGACCCCGGTCAGACTTGCCAGTACTACCGCATGCGCGAGACTGGCGGCAACACCTTGGCTGTGCGTGAGTTTTATGTGGGCAACAACTCCACAGAGATCACCATGGCTCGCTTGAACCGCGACGACTACACCAACCTGCCAAACAAGAATTTCACTGCAAATCAACCGTATCAGTACTGGTTTGATCGCACCATCCCTCAGGCAACCATCTACCTGTGGCCCGCCCCATCCGACCCGTTCATTCAGATGACCGTGTGGTACTCGGCGCAGATTGAAGACGTTGGAGCCTTGAGTGGGCAGTTGGCTATCCCAGATCGTTGGTTGATGGCAATCCAGAACATGCTTTCGCACCAGATGGCGCAATTACTCCCCGGCGTCGATGCTGGACGCATTCAGTACCTTGAAGGCCAAGCTGAAAAGTACTTCAACATGGCTGAGCAAGAAGAACGAGACAAGTCACCCATCTACTACGCGCCCAACATCGGCGTATACACACGCTAAGGGGGCGCGATGCCACGCTTCCTTGACACCACAGGCAATGCTTCGATAGCAATCTTTATCTGCGACAGATGCCGCATGAAGAGGGCCATTGATGAGGCGCACCCAGACCCAAACTTCCCCGGCTTGTCGGTGTGCCAACAAGGTTGCGCTGACGAGAAGGATCCCTACCGTCTGCCCGCAAGGAAGACAGAGCGCATCAATTTGCGTTTCCCTCGCCCAGATGTGAGTGTGGCAACAGACCCCAATGCTTTGACTACTGGCGGCAACGAGCAGTATGTCATCAGCCTTCAACAGAACGAAAACATCATTGAGAATGATGGCAATCTTGACGGAATTCAGGTTCAACCGTAATGGCAAACGTACAGATAACCGACTTACCTGCCGCTGGCCCGATTACAGGGTCGGAACTGGTTGCCGTCGTCCAAGGCGGCATCACTGTACGCGCCACAACGGGTGCGGTTGCTGGGTCTCCCACCCAAACCCAGACGTTCATCACGGTTAACCAAGAGCCAACCCTGCCAAACAGCAGGTACTTGGGTGCAGGATCTGGTCTCACAGCGGTGGATGGCGGCGCTCAAAGCCCATTGAACATTAACTTGACTGGCGCTCCGCTGTCACTGGTGTCGTCTGGTGCTGGTTTTCAGGTCAAAACAAACTCAACAACACTGACAAATCGCTCGATTGGTGCGTCATCCAGCGGAATTTCGGTCACAAACGGTGACGGTATAGCTGGAAACCCATCAATTGCACTGACTGGACAGGTTTTGGGGCTTGCAAACCTGTCTGCAAACGGTCTTTTGACGCTCTCGACGGGTGGTGTGCTGTCCTCAACCCAAATTACAGGCACTTCAAACCAAATCAACGTCGCAAACCCCACTGGCTTGCTTGGTTCGCCCACAATTTCAATTGCCGACAACCCCGTAATCCCCGGCTTGGCTGGCATGGTACTACCTCAGGGTGGCGTTGGAGACCGTGGAATAGGTGCAAGTGGCAAGATTCGCTACAACACCGACACATTGCAGTTTGAGGGCTACTCAGCAGGCTCTTGGAGTCCCTTTTCGTTGGCTGGTGGTGTTACGTCCTTCAGTGCTGGCACAACAGGCTTCTCGCCCTCCTCAGACACGACTGGCGCGGTAACCCTTGGTGGGATTTTGAACGCCTCCAACGGCGGTACAGGGGCCTCTACGTTGACTGGTTACGTCAAGGGCAACGGCACAAGCCCAATGACGGCATCTTCGACCGTTCCAACGACTGATCTGTCGGGGACGATCACCAACGCTCAACTGGCAAACAGCGCGGTCACCTTCAATGGTGTCACAGTCAATTTGGGTAGCTCTGGAACAATTCCAATTGTTTTGTCCAACAACCTCACGATTGGTACTGGACTCACAGGAACGAGCTACAACGGCTCGGCTCCTGTCACCATCGCCATAGACTCAACTGTTGCGACTCTTACTGGAACGCAGACGCTCACAAACAAGTCGATCAGCGGGTCAACCAATACCTTTACCAACATCCCCAACAGTGCGCTGACAAACTCGTCCTTGACCATTGGATCTACCAATGTTTCATTGGGTAGCACGACAGCTACCTTAACTGGCCTGACATCGGTCACGGTGACGCAAGACCCTGTGTCGGCATTGCAGTTGGCGACCAAGCAGTATGTAGACTCAATTGCATCTGGATTGAACTACCACCAGCCAGTCAACTACGCAACCACAACCACATTACCTTCCTACACCTACAACAATGGCGCTTCTGGTGTTGGCGCAACCATCACAGCCAACGCAAATGGCGTGCTGTCTTTGGGTGGCGGTTCCCCTACTGCCGGTCAACGTGTGTTGGTCAAGGATGAGGTTGGAGGAAACGCCGCATACAACGGTATCTACGACGTCACCAACGCGGGTAGCGTATCAACCAAGTTTGTTCTGACAAGGTCAAGCGATTACGACTCCAGCGGAGCGGGAACAAACGAGATTGATGCTGGCGACTATGTGCTGGTCATTTCAGGTACAAACGCATCCACCGCATGGGTTCAGCAGACCCCCTTGCCAATTACGGTTGGAACAACGGCTCTGGTGTTCCTGCAATTCAATGCACCCCTAACTTACACCGCTGGCACGGGCTTAAACCTGTCTCCCGCAACGACATTCAACATCTCCAACACCACGGTGACCGCTGGCTCGTATGGATCGGCATCCTCGGTTGGGACTTTCACTGTCAATGCCCAAGGCCAACTGACGGCGGCAAGCTCGACATCAATTGCCATCAACGGCAACCAGATCACCTCAGGGGCTGTTGGCTCCGCCTACATCAGCGGCTCCTACACCGGCATTACGGGCGTCGGAACCCTGACGGCTGGTACTTGGAACGCCTCGACCATCGGCGTGGGCTACGGCGGCACAGGACTGGCCTCCTACTCCATAGGCGACATGCTCTATGCCTCAGGGTCTACCACGCTCTCCAAGCTGACTCTGGGGACTTCTGGGTACGTCCTGACCGCAGGGGCAAGCGCACCCCAGTATGTGGCCCAGAGCACCCTTGCTGTGGGTTCGGCAACAACCGCCACCACGGCGACCACCGCGACCAATGTGGCGGGCGGAGCGGCGGGTTCTTTGGTCTACCAGACAGGTTCTGGGGCCACATCGACCTTGGCCTTGGGTACATCTGGGTACGTCTTGACTGCGGGAGCAACGGCTCCAACTTATGTAGCTCAATCGACCTTGTCGGTTGGTTCAGCCACAAACGCAACCAACGCTACAAACACAACCAATACCGGCACAACACTCACAACCACAGGGGCTACAAACTATCTTGTTTTCAAGACAGCTACTAGCGGCAACTTACCTGAATTGGTAAACTCATCAATAACTGTAAACGCAGTCAATGGCACTATTACAGGTGGCATTACGGGCGGCACGTTCTAAGGAAACAACATGGCGGCAACAGGCTATACCCCGATCTCGCTCTACTACAGTAGCACAACGACCAACACACCATTGGCGGCAAACCTTGTCAACGGCGAATTGGCTATCAATATTGCCGACGGTAAGCTGTTCTATAAAGATTCGGGTGGCGTTGTTCAGGTATTGGCAACGAAGGGCGCGGGAACCATCGGTGGCTCCAACACCCAAATCCAGTTCAACAACTCAGGCGCACTTGGCGGCTCAGCCAACCTAACTTGGAGCGGAACTACCCTTGCGGTGACTGGTGCTTTGACGGCTACCTCGGACTCGACATTTAGCTCGACTGGCGCTTTGTTGATAAGCAAGGGTACAACCGCACAACAGCCCGGATCCCCTTCAACTGGCATGTTGCGTTACAACACAACCACCAACGCGTTTGAAGGTTACAGTGGCTCTTCCCCCGCTTGGAACTCTGTTGGTGGTGTTTCTTTGTCCAACGACACATCAACATCATCAAACGTATACCCGCTGTTTGCATCAGCAACAAGCGGCGCTGTATCGACCATCTACACCGGCAACGCCAATCTTTTGTACAAACCAAGCACTGGTGACTTGACCGCCACGGCTCATTTGTCGTCAAACGGTATGACATTAAACGCCAATACAGTGTCGGTATCGTATTCAATTCCATCGAATTACAACGCATTGAGTGCTGGGCCTGTTTCCGTGAATACAGGCATTACGGTAACAGTTCCAACAGGCTCTGTTTGGACAGTGGTTTAAGGAGAACACATGAGTTCAGTACAAATACAAGGTAACCCAAGCGGGACTGGTGTCCTGACGATTGCCGCACCAAACACAAACAGCAACTACACAATCAACCTCCCAACCGTCACAGGTGGGAGTTTTATTGCCAGTGATACCTCTGGTAATGTGGGGATTGGTACGAGTTCGCCAGCCGCTAAATTAGATGTGCGTGGCTCATCAACTTATTTGGTAAACGCCACAAACCCCACTGCATGGGTATCTGTTGACTCTGCTTTAACAACAGGCTCTATTTATTCTCAATGGAATACAAGCACAAGTGAAGGTGTGTTTGGTTCTTACACAAACCACCCAATTTATTTTGTTACAAATAACACCAGAAGGTTGACTATTGATATCTCTGGTAATGTGGGGATTGGTACTACGCCTTCTTTCCCGCTAGATATTTCTGCAACAACAGGAAATATACGTTTAACATCATCAACAGGTACAAACTACGCTCAATTACAAGCCATTAACGGGAGTGGAACGGCTCGTTTTGGCGTGGAAAGTTCTACAGGTGGAGGTATTGTTGGAGGTTCGTCTGCGTATTCTGCTGTGATAAATCAGGCAGGCGCATACAGTTTACATCTTGGCACAAATAACACTGTGCGTATGACTATCGACTCCAGTGGCAATACTCTTGTTGTTACTGCCGCTGGTCTTGGCTACGGCACAGGCGCTGGTGGTACTGTTACACAGGCAACAAATAAAGCTACTGCTGTAACGCTAAACAAGCCTACAGGCCAGATTACGATGAATGCGGCGGCTTTAGCGGCTAACACCAATGTTAGCTTTACATTTACCAATTCTTTGATAGCCGCCACAGATACAATTTTGATTCATCGGGGTTCTGGTGGTTCTGCTGGCGTTTATTTTTGTACTGCTGATGGAGTTGCCGCTGGTTCTTGCTCAATTACAGTAAGAAATACAAGTGCAGGTTCGTTGTCAGAAGCTATTGTTCTTAACTTCACTCTACTTAAAGGAGCAACATCATGATTTACTTAGCCGCAGTCTGTCACGACATCAAAGCAAACACTCTAGAAGCCACATGGCTGGAAGAAACAGAAACTGAATTGAAGCGTGTGAAATGCCGCAACTACAGCGCAGAACAAAAGGATGAGTTCCTTTCTGACTGCGGTGCGGATGGTCAGAAGTATGTTGATATGGCAGGCTGGTAACTGGAGAATAACCAATGACAGCAAAACTTGACGGAACAAACGGACTGATTCAACAGTACGACTACCAAACCCCGACGACTGGGTTCTCATACACTTTCACTGGAGCAAACGTACTGGTGATGAACCCTGCGGGTACGTTGGCAACAGGCACAATCACAATGCCTGCGGTTCCTGCTGATGGTATGACCATCACATTTAGTTCAACCAAGCTGATCTCGGCCTTGACGCTCAATGGCAATACAGGTCAAACAGTTGTAAGTGCTGTCACAGTCCTTCCAGCAAACCAAGCAACGACCTACGTCTATCGTTTGTCAAATACCTCTTGGTATCCAATGACAACTGTCGCAACAAATACGTTGACAAGCCCAACGCTAACCAACCCAACGCTAACCAACCCAACGCTAACCAGCCCAACGATTACTGGTGCTGTAGTGAGTTCAATGGCATCAAGTGTTATTACTCAAGGCGCTTCTGTTACTTGTGCAGGTCAAACAGTTATTGATTTTGCAAGTTTGCCATCTTGGGTAAAACGCATTACTGTAATGTTTAACGCAGTGAGTACAAGTGGTACATCTGTTCAAATTATTCAACTTGGCACTGGCGCTACGCCAACATACACAACATCTGGTTATTCATCAGGCGCAGGTCAAGCAAATGGAGTATCTTCGGGGTTAATATCTGCTGGTTTTGCTATTACCACTACTAATGCGGCTAGTACCGCTTACTCAGGTTCAATTATTATTACCAATTTATCAGGAAATACTTGGGTTGCATCGGGGGCTGGATTTAGTACTGCAACTGTAGCCACTTTTGCTGGTGGTGGAATTGCTCTTGGCGCGGCTTTAACCGCCGTAAGAATTACTACTGTCAATGGCACTGATACCTTTGATACAACTCCATCTGCTGGAACAATCAACATCCTTTACGAATAAGAGGTAAACCATGACAGTAACAATCAATGGGACAACTGGGATTACAACCCCATCAGACACCATATCTGGCAACCTGACATTTACGGGTACGGGTAACCGCATCACCGGCGACTTCAGTAATGCGACTGTTTCTAATCGTGTGCAAATCCAGACAAGCACCACAAACCAAAACACTATTGTTGGTTTTATTCCAAACGGCACGGCAACTCAGTCATCTATCAATTTGGAAGCTGATTCTGCTATCACAAATGGAGCGGTTTTAAGTATTTCAATTGGAGCAAATTCAAATACAGAAGCCCGCATAACTTCTAACGCCAGAGGTAGCGGCACTGTTTTGCCAATGACATTCGTTATGGGTAGCTCCGAGGCGATGCGCATTGCCACCACTGGCGGGGTTACATTCAGCGGAACTGTTGGGCTTGGTACATCACCAACATCAAATGCTTATATATCTGTAGCGTCTGCTCCATCTTCAAATAATGGCCCAGTTCCAATAAACATGGCTTCTGGTTATTTGTCCCCACTGGTACAAGGTACAGACGGAAACATTGAATATGCTTTCGATGAAGTTAATTTTGGATCAAACCCCGGCCTTTACTTTACAACGCTGAATGGAAGAGGGTATATACCAAATATTCTTTATTGGAGGCTTTATTCGGCAGGATCTGCAATTGGCCCCACCATTAGCAATTTCTTTGGGGCAAACTCTGCGGTATCCCTCCAACCTGCTCAGGTTTTTGAAATTGAAGCTTACTTGTACTTTACTAAAACCACGGCAGGTACTGTGACCGTCACCCTGACATCAAGCGTTGCGCCAAACTACATCAATGCACACCTTGAAATGGATGCGGTGGCTGGTGGAACGGCGGTAGGAACGCCTCAGTATGCAAACATAATTGGTAGCACATCTGCTGGAGCGGCTTTTGCGGCATCAGCCTCTTTGACAACCGCAACAAACCATTTGTTTATTGTTAAAGGGACTATAAATACTGCGGGTGGTGCTGGAGCCAAAAATTTAAGATTCAATGTCACATCAAGTGCTGGAACAGTCACGCCTTTGGCTGGAAGTTATTACAAAATATTGCCAATAGGCCCTTATGGGTATTCGGGCAATTTTGTTGCGTAATTTGACAATATGGGCAAGCCGCCAGCCCAAGATGGCGGTAACTTAAGGAGCATGAAATGGGTAACAACACAAAACCCCAACTCATCATTGATGGTGTCGAGTACGACGTTGAAAAGCTGAATGAGCAACAAAAATCGCTTTTGGATCACGTTGTTGATTTGGAGCGAAAAGTAAGTTCTGCACGCTTCAACTTGGATCAACTGCAAGTTGGTCGAGACACGTTTTTCAACATGTTGAAACAAGCTTTGGCAGATCAACCTGCCGAGGCAAAAGAAGTAACGGCAGAGTAAAAAATGGCTGAAATTCACGAACTCGCTACTGAGACTGACAAGCGCCTAAGTGTCCATGAGGCGGTCTGCGCTCAACGATATGAAGGCATTCAGGCTCGGTTTGACGAAGGAACCAAGCGCATGAACAAGATTGAATACTTGCTGTATGCGGTGATCTTGACTGTGCTGTTTGGCCCCGGAGTTGCCGCCGAGTTCGTGAAAAAGCTTTTGGGGCTGTAAATTGACCCGATCTCTATCCTCCTCGCCGCAAAGGCTTGCGTTAGCGCAATTCAGCAAGGAACCGCTTTGTACAAGCAGTGCAAAGAGTCCTTCATGGAGGTCAGGTCAACCATTGACGAAGCTGTTGGTGTCGCAATCGAAGTCCGTGGGTTCTGGTCTAAGCTCTTTGGAGCAAAACCAAAAGCGCCAAAGCCTGTGGAGAAAAAGAAGGAAGCCTATGTAAGCGTTGACGAGACCAAGGTGATGTCGGACATCGTAGAACAATTGACGACGTTCTTTCGCCTTCAGGAGCAGTTAGCGGCGCACATAAGACAAGAGGAAGAGAAGAGCAAGAACGTCTATGACCCTGATGCCAATCTGATGGAGGCCGCATTGAAGCGGATCGTGGCGCAGGATCAGATGGCGGCGCTGGAGGTTGAGATAAGGGAGGCGATGGTATACGGTGCGCCCAAAGAAATGGGGGCCTTGTATAGCCGAACATTTGAGACCCGTGACATCATCAAACAAGAACAGGAGCAGGCTAGACTAAAGCAGGAAGCAAAGGAAAGGTACAAGGCATGGCAACGGGCGGAGGCAAAAAGAAACTTCCAAGCAAAGTCAGCGTATCTAGTAGCGACTACTATATTCCTCCTCTACCTGTGGATGTGGCTCCTGTTCATCAGTCGATTGGGGAAGACATAGTGGGATGGGTAGCGGCTTGTGTTTTGGTGGCTCTGATGCTCCCCATGCTGGGTATGTTGTACCTAGATGTGCTGGATGCAAAGCACGAGGCCAAGGCCCAATTGGAGAAGGTTGAAAAATTAAGACGGGAAGTTGAAAAGAGCAGACGGGAAAAAGAACCCACAGAGTTCAAAGATAACCCAATTTATGACAGGAGGAAGCGTGAATATTTATGAGGTTTGGTTGCTGTCTGTCTTGCTCGTCATCCTGACTGGTTGCCACGATTCTTACCGTTATCCATGCCAAGACCCACAAAATTGGGGGAAGGCTGAATGCGAACCGCCTCAGTGCGAAGCCGCTGGCGTCTGCACCAAGGATCTTGTGACAAAGGAAATTTACAATGCCTACAAACAGAAGAACCCCTGAGGATTGGCACGCTTTGGGCCAATTTTGGACTCAAATGGGCTTTGTTGTCTGCCTTGTTTGTGCCTGTTTTGGCGTCCTGTACTGCTTGATCTTTGTCACCCAACCCATGGGCAAGCAAGCTCCCAATGATGTGGTGTTGTTTGAGATCCTTAAAACCGTCTTGGTGAGCATGATCTCCATCATTGGTACGTTGATGGCTGTTGGTCATGGAAGCAACGCTACAGCCTCCCCTATTGTTCCTAAACCAATGGTCAGTCCTCCACCTGTTTCGCCGCCCCCAGCGCCTACCCCAAAGCCTATTGTCCGACCATTGAGCACACCCAAAGCCGATGACGACGACGAGCCGGTTTTCAAAGGAGCCAAGGAATGAGCTTGATATTCAATCCTTACACCCTGATTGCCGTTGTCTTGGCCTTTGTGGGCGCGTTCTTCGGTGGTTATTACAAGGGCGAGCAGGCCGAACATGATCGCCAGCAATTGGAGATCGCCAAGCTGAACGAGGAGGCCAGACAAAAGGAGCAGGCCCTTGTTTCCGCTGTACATACAACAGCAACACAACTTGTAAAGGTGAACAACGATGCCAAAATTCAAATTGCCAAGCGTGATGCCGCTATTGCTTCTGGCGCTCTCAGGTTGCGGGTTCCTGTCAAAACCACCCTCTGCCCCATATCAGCCACCACAGATGCCGCCCCTGCCCCCAGAGATAGCGTTCAAGCAAGCGCCGAACTTGACCCAGAGACTGCTCGACGTCTTGTCGCCATCACCGACCAAGGCGACGCCAACACAAGACAACTGAATGCGTGTATAGACGCCTATAACACCGTGTACCAAACCCTGAAAGGACAAAAATGAACTCCGAACAGCTTGCCCAAGCCCTCCACATAAATCCAGCCAAGGCAGAAGAGTGGATTGACGCTATCAACCTTACCTTTGAAACATTTGGAATTGAGACCCCCGAACAGCAAGCCTCCTTCCTTGGTCAGTGCGGACACGAGTCAAATGGATTCACCGCATTAACTGAGAATTTAAATTACAAGGCAGAGTCGCTGTGCAAGGTGTGGCCCAAGCGTTTCCCCTCGCTGGAGGCCGCCATGCCATACAACCGCAATCCTGAGGCCATTGCCAACCACGTCTATGCCAACCGCATGGGCAACGGTGACGAAATATCTGGGGATGGCTGGTCGTACCGTGGTCGTGGCCTGATCCAATTGACCGGCAGGGACAACTACAGAGCCTGCGGAGAGGCCATTGGCGTGGACTTGGAGTCAGATCCCGACTTGGTTTCTACCCCCCAATACGCCGCCCTATCGGCTGGCTGGTTTTGGTCAACCCACCACCTGAACAACATTGCCTCGGACATCGTTGCGGTGACCAAGAAGATCAATGGCGGCACTTTGGGTCTGGATGACCGAGTTGCCCGCACAGAACGTGCCCTGAATGCCTTGGCATAAACCCAAAGGAACCCTAGAATGAGCACCAGATATTTTGGGGTAAAACCATGAAAGGGCACTGGTAATGTCAACTCCAAGCTGGGTGATGACCTATGACAGCCTAAATTCGACGGTGCTTCAGTACTTGGAGCGCCAAGATCCTGCGGTTGTCAACGCCATCCCAACCTTTATTACCCTATGTGAATTTGAGATTGCTCAAGAGATTAAAACCCTTGGGCAATTGAGCGTGGCAAACGCCACCATGACCACAAACAATCCTGTCTTGCAAAAACCAGCACGCTGGCGCAAGACGGTCTCGATGGCGATTAACACGGCAACTGGAACCCAGCCCGTTTTCCTGCGCAAGTTTGAGTACCTGAAGACATATTGGCCCGACGCCACCCAAACGGACGCGCCTTTGTTTTATTCCGACATCGACTACGACCATTGGTATCTCGCCCCGACGCCAGACCAAGACTACACCTTTGAGGTTTTGTTTTACGAGCGCATACCGCCCCTGTCATCGGAAAACCAAACCAATTGGCTGACCCAAAACGCACCGAACGCCATGCTGTACGGCACTCTGTTGCAGGCCATGCCGTTCCTAAAAAACGACCAACGTCAAATCTTCCAACAGAAGTACTCAGAAGCAATCAATGCCCTGAAGACAGAAGACACAACCCGCGTTGGTGACCGACAAACCATTGCAGTGGATAGCTAATTATGACCACATACACCAATCCCTTTACGGGCCAGACGATCAATCCATCACAGGTTGGGTACGAGTCCCTGTCCATCACCGCCGACACCGTATTGCAGTGGCCCGTCAACGGCAACGACTCTACCGTCGTGGCAAACATTATGGATGTCACAGCAAGCTCGGATGGTCTGTCGCTGATTCTGCCGTCTGCCCAGCAGGTGTCCGTCGGTCAAAACATCATCATCCGCAACATTGGCTCTCACACATTCAGCGTCAAAAATGCTGGATTGGCATCAATTGCCTCTATTGCGTCTGGCATCGCAAACTTCGTTTATTTGACCGACAACACCACAGATCCGGGTCAATGGACTGTCATCACGTTTGGTGCTGGCACATCCTCAGCCAACGCCGCAAGCCTTGCTGGGTACGGCCTTGCCGCGCTGAACACCACCCTGAATGCCGCCTATAACGTACAGACCCAGTACAGCAACTATCAGATCCTGTACTCAGACCGCGCATCGTTTTTGGTGTGGGAGTCAGGTGCTGGGACATTTACCCTTCCATCAACAAGCTCGGTTGGCAACAACTGGTTTGTGATCATCAGAAACAATGGCTCAGGCATCCTGAACATCGTCCCTCAGGGAAGTGACACCATTGACGGAAACGCCAACGCTCAGCTTCAGATCAGTGAGTCGTTTGTCGTCTGCTGTAACGGCTCAACAGGGTTCTTCACCTTTGGTTATGGTCAGGCAACAAGCTTTTTCTTTACCCAGTTTGTAAATAACGTGACCGGCGGAACTGTCACCCTGACATCGTCCGAGGCGTCAAACCTGATCCAAGAGTACACGGGAACCCTGACCTCAAACTGTACGGTCATCCTGCCGCCAACGGTTCAGCTTTACTCGCTTCAAAACAAGACCACAGGCTCGTACACGCTGACATTCAAGACCACGACCGTCGGAGCAACAACAGTTGTCTTGCCGCAGAGCCAGACCATCATCGCTATTTGCGACGGCAACAATGTCTACAACTCGCAGACCGCATCAACCTCTACCCTGTCGTCCTTGACGCTTGGAAATGGAACCGCAGGTGGCCCATCGCTTAACTTTGTTGGCGACAACTCGACAGGCATGTTCTTGGTTGGTAGTGGACAGCTTGGGTTCAGTGCGGGTGGTGCTGGTGGCATGACTTTGACCACAACCGGCCTGCGAGTACCCGTAGGCATCCCCGGAGGCACGTTTTGACAGCAAAGGTCACGACACTTGCGATCAAGCCCGGTATCCAGCGGGATGGAACTCAGTTTGCCTCCGACACCTTTGTCGATGGCGAATGGGTGAGGTTCCAACGTGGCCTTCCTCGCAAGATGGGTGGCTACAACGGCATATTCCTGAACGCCACAAGCATCTCTCGTGGCATGACCATGACGTCCACCAATGGACTGAACTACGTTGTCTCTGGCTACAACAACGGCCTTGAGCAGTGGGTCACAGACAATGACGATGGCGTGGGGGCAGGCCCCACCCAGTACACCTTTTCGTCTGGATTTACCGCCAACGCCAACAACCTGTGGCAGTTTGACATTGGTTACGACTCAACAGGCGGCAACACAAATAACATTGTTGCGCACCCCGGTCAAAACCTTGCCGCCATCGACAGCACGGTCAACACAAGGCCCTTGTTTGGGCAGTTTCCCGGCACGTCGCTGGATCCCGTTGGCGTATTCACCGCAACTGGCACAACAAATGCCACAACAACATTTACCCTTACGACTGCAAACGCAAGGGTAGGCGCAGGACAAACAATCACGGGTTCAGGTATTCCGGCTGGCACTTATGTGGTGTCCGTGGTCGGTACCGCTGTGACCATGTCTGCCGCCGCCACCAACTCAACCACGATCACCGCAACCTTTGACAACAACATCTCCGTTTCTGGTGGCGTGGTGATGCTTCACCCCTACCTGTTTGTCTACGGTAACAACGGCCTGATTCAAAACAGCACGGCGGGTGACTTTAACAATTGGGTTGGCTCCGACGCCAACGCCAACAACGTGTCTACCGGAAAGATCGTCAAGGGCCTTCCTGTGCGCGGTGGTACTACATCACCCTCCGGCCTGTTTTGGTCGCTGGATTCGCTGATTCGCGTGTCCTATGCGCCCTCCACCGTCAACGGACTGAACTTCTATTGGAAGTACGATCTGCTGACCAGCCAGACTTCTATCATGTCCTCGCAGTGCGTGATTGAGTACGACGGCATCTTCTACTGGTGCGGTGTTGATCGTTTCTTGATGTACAACGGTGTTGTGCAAGAGATCCAGAACACCATGAACCAGAACTACTTCTTTGACAACCTGAACTATGCACAGCGTCAAAAGGTGTGGTGTACCAAGGTTCCTCGTTGGGGTGAGATATGGTGGTTCTACCCAAAGGGCGACGCCACAGAATGCACCGACGCGATCATCTACAACGTGCGCGAGAAGACTTGGTATGACGCGGGTCAGGCTGAGGGCGCAAGGCGCTCTGCTGGCACGTTCTCAGAGGTGTTTGTCAAGCCAATCTGGGGTGGAATTGATCCAAACATCACTGGTGGCTATACCCTGTGGCAACACGAGACAGGCACTGATCGCGTGTACACCAAGACGGTTGACGCCATCAAGTCCTCGTTTGAGACATGCAACTTGGGGTTGGTGACAGGCGGCCCCGGCAACCCGCAACTCCAAGGCGACAACGTGTGGGCACACATTGAGCGCATAGAGCCTGATTTTGTCCAAAGTGGGACAATGAACGTGTATGTGACTGGCAAGGGCTATGCAGATGACGTGGATGTCACGTCTGACCCATACCCATTTGATCCAGACACATTGAAGATTGACATGCGCGAACAGCGTCGTGAATTGCGGTTGAGGTTTGAGTCCAACACGCAGAATGGCAATTACCAGATGGGCAAGGTGCTGTTGTCCATAGACGGCGGAGATGTTCGCGGAACGGGCAACCCATGACACCCTATGACCCTCGCGGCATGACTTGGGATCAGTGGTGCAAGCTCACGGAAGAGCAATTTGCTCCACAGCAACTTGGTCACCTGCCAGAAGAGTCGTGGAGAGAGTGGGTGGATGGGATGACTGGCATTGGATACTTCATTAACTCTGGAGTGCCCGACAGCCGCAACTTTGAGAACTGGCAAGATTGGGCGCAACAATTTGTCGGAATCATGAGAATAGAGAGCTAAACATGGATGTAGTACAGATCATTACCGCAGACTCTCAGAGGAATGGCGTTGATCCAAATGCCGTTATTCAGGCTGTCGGAGCAAAAACAAAACGCAATGCGGTCATCATGCACGAGAACAATTCTGTTCTTGTTTGCACGCCCATCTCACCCATTGCGGTTGAGGTTCATCTGTTCACGGTTGATCAGCCACTCACATTGATGCGATCATTGACGGTCTTTCATGAGCACCTGAAGGCTTCACACATTCAATTTATTTACGGCAAGGCAGACAACCCACAGATCCTACAACTCTTAAAAAGGATTGGCGTTGATGTGATGCCCTCAAACATTCCACAATTCAACTGGATGGGGAGAGTCTAAATGGGAGCAGTATCCGCAGTAGGCGACGCATTAGATAGCGTACTTGGTGGCGTTGGAGACGCAATTAGCGGTATTGCTGGCGGAATAGGTGACGCAGTAAGCGGTATTTCCAAGGCCGTATCAGACAACCCAGTTATGTCGCTGGCGTTAGCCGCCGCCACAATGGATCCAGAGTTTTTGATGGCAGATGCCGCCGCAACAAGTGAGCTTGGCGGATTGGATGCACTTGGGAATGTAATTGGTTCAACTGGCTCTGAGATTGGCGCGGCTAACTCTTTGGCTGATTTTTCGGCCCCTGATCTTTATCAGCCAATGACACGAGATGAGTTTTTGCATAGCACGCTTGCTGATGCGTCATCGACAATGTCTGATGCTGGATCCGGGTACGATTTAGGCAACAAATATGAAATCCCGCAAATAAAAATATCGTCTGATCCAACCAAGTTTGTTACGGCTGGTGACATGCCGCTGGAGCCTGTTAACTATTCATTGGGAACAGCAAAGGTTGGCAACCCAGCCGCCATTGGGGATGCGGCAATAAAGCTATCCTCACAGCCGGGTATTCAGGCAATGGGTGGCGCACAAGGTTTAACCATCCCAGCAACTGGCGCAGAAGGAGTGGCTGGTACTTTGGGCGCTGGCGGTTTCACACCATTGAATTCTGTTCCGTCATTGGGGGATCCAAAGTCGTTTATCAATACCCCAGAAGGCACAACAAGACCCGGCTGGCAAGACGCCTTAAAAACGGTTGGAAGTCTTTTGGGTGAGATAGGTGGAATTCCATCGGGAGGCCGACCAACAGGTAAAGGTGGCCTTGGCGACTTTGGCTCGTTGAAGTTTGGTGAGAGCTTTCTTCCCGGCTCAAGTGGAGGGCAAACAACGGGGCCATCAATGGTCAAGCTCCAAGAGCAGGCGGTTATCCCTGCCCTGATGGCGGTGCTTCAACAGCGCGGAATGACTGTTAATCAACCCTCCTATGCCGATGGTGGCGGGGTTGATGTCAAGCCCATCAAGGACAACAGCTACGACTACCTGATTGACACCACAGACCCGTATACCCAGTTGGCAACAACAAAGCCAGCCTCATTGAGTAGTGTGGATTATTTGGGTCAGAATCCAAACAATTCATCAAACGTCTTGTTTGGTACAAAGCCTGCGCAATTTGGTTTTGCTTATGGTGGATCTGTCCCACGTTTTGCTGATGGCGGGGACACACAGAAGATTGACTACTCAGACCCGCACACCTATATATACCAAGCGGCTCCAGTCAAAAAGCCTGAGGATAAAAGCCCGCTAGCCAGTATTCAAGTTGGCGGCACAGGAAAAACCCCCACCCCCAATCCAGAAGGCGCGGCGGCAAACGCGGCGGCAATGTCAAACATTGGAGAAGCAGTAAATTCTGGCTTACAGGGCCTTGGTCGAATGCTTAGCCAACCCCCAATTACATTTCAAGTTTTGATGAAGACTATTGACGCCGTCAAAAATGCAATGCAAAACAGCCAGATGGGCAAGGAAGCCGCCGCCAAGGCTTTGGCTGAAGCAAACACTGCTAACGGCTTAACCGCAGATGCGGTAGCGGCGGCAAATGCGGCAAACAACAATGGCGTGGCAAACGTCAACCAAGGTATTGCGGCAACCAATGCGGCAACCGCCCAAGGTATTGCAAATGCCGCAAACAATGCTGGGGCCGATGGCGCTTCTTCTGGGCCGGGTGGGTTGGCTGGAACAACAGGTCAGGCGGGAGTGACTGCCACAACCGCCGCTACAACCGGCACAGGCCCCGGTTCTTCTGGTGGGCTTGGTACAGGTGCGGCAATGGGTATTGGAGCCGCAAACGGCGTTTCTGCCGCAGGTGCTGGAGCCGCCGGATATGCGGATGGGGGCAAGGCCAACCAAAAAGATTCTCCATTGAGTCATCGGCCTGAATTCATCACCGGCAAGACTGGTCACTACGCCCAAGGTCGCGGCACAGGCCAATCAGACGACATTCCAGCCGTTTTGCACGACGGCGACTATGTAGTGGACGCCGACACCGTTGCGGCCTTTGGAGACGGTTCTAGCAAGGCTGGTGCTGGTGCTTTGGAGCAGTTCCGCAGAAGCATCCCCGAACACCACAGCGGTGGCGGTCAACCCATACGCGCCCAGATCGCTGATGGCGAGTACGTCCTACCTGCTGGGTTTGTGACGTCACTGGGCCGTGGATCAAACAAGCATGGAGCAAAGATGCTTGACGCCATGAGAGAACAAATCAGGGCGCACAAAAGATCGGCTCCAGACACTAAAATTCCCCCCAAGGCAAAGAAGCCCGCACAGTACCTGCGTGAGGCAATGAAAGGCTAAAAATGGCAGATATTCTCCAAAGTTCCCAAACGACGGCAACGCAAGCGCCAGAGTACTACACGAATTACCTTAGCAATATTGCCCAGCAGGGAACAAATGCAGGCTCCAACGCGCAGTTTGTTGGCCCAACCAACTTACAAAACCAAGCGTTTGGCAATGTTGCGCAGGCTGGTCAAAGCTATCAACCTTACCTTGCGGGTGCCCAGAACACCATTGGTAATGCTGTTAATGCGCAAAGCCCATTGAACGCCGCACAGCCCTACTTCAGCAACGCCAATGTTGACCAATCTCAGTTGGCTCAGCAGTACATGAGTCCATACACACAGGATGTGGTGAACTCAATTGGCACCTTGGGCCAGCGAAACATCCAACAGAACTTGGCTCCTCAGGCAACCGCCGCCGCTGTTGGCTCTGGTCAGTTTGGCTCTACCCGTGGCGCTCAGGTGCTGGGCCAAACCCTGCAAAACGCAAACACCGACATCTTGGCGCAACAGAATCAAGCATTGCAGGCTGGCTACCAAAACGCCATGCAAAACGCTCAGAAGCAACAAGCCTTGGAAGCTCAGTTGGGTCAGTATGCGTCAAGCGCGGCAAATGCAGGACAGCAGAATTTGATCACTGGCGCAACGGCACAAGGTAACTTGGCGGCCCAACAGCAACAGCTTGGCCTGAACAACATCAACAGCATGTTCAACCTTGGAACCCAACAACAACAGATTGGGCAAAACGAGCAAATGTTCCCGCTGGACATTGCCGCCAAGCAGGCTGGCTTGTTGCGTGGCTACACCATCCCAACATCAACCGTGAACACCTACCAAGGTTCACCGCTGTCTGCAATTGCCACACTGGGCGCAACCTCTGCTGGTATGTTCACAAAAGACAAGAGCGGATTGACCCCATGGAGTCAATTGATGTCTTCGCTCGGTGATGCCTATGGCAACATCATGAACATTGGGCAATAAGGAAAAATCATGGCAGAACCTTCACCTTTAGCGTCAGTAAATTTTGTTGACCCAAGCAAAGTAAATTTGTACGGGGCAAGGGATCAGGATACAGAAGAATATAAAAAAGCATTGCAGGATTCTTTGTCGGCTCTGGAGCAAAGATATGCGCAACCTAATTGGTTTAAGGTTGCCGCAGGATTTGCAAAACCTCAATTAGGTGGCTTTATTGCATCCTTGGGTAACGCAAACGAAGCGATGGCAGAGAATCTTGAGAACCAAAGAACTTCGGAATTGCCCATTGCTCAATTAAGGGCGCAACTTGCGCTGTCCAAAATATCAATGGGACAAAACCAAGATGCGGCCCAAAAGTTTTCTGAGTGGAAAAAAACTGGCGAGCCAATGGATGAAGATACTTATGCTGAAATTGCTGGACTGGCTCCAAATTCAGCATCCGCCATTGCCGCCAAATCCGCCTTGGATGCAGAAAAAACCAATCAGACTTTGCGTGTGTCGCAAAATCAATTGCTTACATCCGTAATCACAAACAAGAGAAACATACTTAACGACCAAAAAATAAATGGTCAAATAACTGCTGAAGAATACAACCAAGGAATAGCCGATTTAAAGTCTCTTCAAGAAAAGTTGACTCCAATTATTGCGCCAACAGGAACAAAGAATACTGCAAAAAATCCGCGATTAAAGGATACAGATCAGGGCGACGGAAAATCTACCGATCAAAGTGATGTTCCCGCAAGCTCAGCGTCGCCAACGGCTTTTAAGACAGCCACAGGGGCCAATAAAAACTTACCAGAAACTTCTGCTCCAAGTTTTTTGCCTGAGGCAGGGCAGTTTGAACCCGGACGTCCAGACTTTACAAACTTTAAAATTCAAAATCGTTTTGCCATTCCACATAACGGCCCTGATAGCTTGTTAACGCAAAATGAAAGACAAGCAAATGCGGCTGTAATTGGTACCGCCAAAGCCGTTGAAGAGCAACCAGCCAACCAATACAAACAGTTGCAAATCATAAATAGCCCAACGACGCTAGGTGTTGTAAAGGGCGCTCTTGATGGAGCCGATCAGGCCATTAAGAAAAACCCCGACATGGTTGATGACATCACCAATCAGGTCAGAAAATTAGGCCCTGCCGCCACTATGGCACAAGCTGGCGTTGTGGTTAGCTTGTACGGTAATGCCGCTTCAATTTCCATTCCTGTGGAAGCCGGGGCAAAGGGTGCACTGTCTCCTGTATTGCAAAATTATCAGGACGCCTTTACCAATAATTTGGCTACATTGTCTTATTACAGTTTGCTGGCTCGTGGCATCAGCCCTGAATCTGCGGGTGCGGAAAAGTTTAAACAATTGTTGTTGCAAGAAACTGGTATTTTGCAAGGCCCGCAGGCAATTGCACACCAAATTGAAATGAACAAAATCCATATTGAACACGCGCAAAATCTTTATGGCGCAATCAATAAGGCATTGCCACGCGCATTGGAGTCTGGGACTCCTGCCCCGTTTCATGCAATACAAGAACAACACCCATTAGTGGAAGCTGAAAATCGTGTTTATCAAAGATTGATACAAGAGCAAAATTCCAATTGGGAAGAAACCATGAAGAAGGCGCGAGAAAGAGAAAAGGCTAGACGACCATGAGCGATATTGAAGATCAAATCCAAGCGGAAGTAGATGCCAGACTCAAAGAAGCTGGAATTTTAAAAAACAAACCAGCATCTGATCAAACACAACAGCCTGTTTCAAGAACAAGGCCGCCAGCGCCATTGCCTGATGCGTCTTCAGAAAATCAAGCTAATCAACAAAATTCAGAACAAACGCAATCTGAAAATCCACCAACACAAAAATCAGCATCGCAAGTGATGCAAGAGTATTTGGACTCCAAAAACAAAAACGCTCAACCTCAAAGTCAGCCAGATAAAAAAGAGGATTGGAAAAGCGACGCAATACATGGAGCGGAAGCCGTTGGCGCATCTGAAGTGTTGCGCAAATTGATGCCTGACTATGTTCCTTACCCGCCACAGGTAAAAGTTGCCGAGCAAGAAAACATTTTAGAAAATGACCGCGCTCAAAAAGCCGAAGACATACTCGCAAAGAAAAAGCTAAACACAGATTTTGAATCTCATATTGATTATGGGAATCAATTAAAGTCACATTTTGATAATATTCAAGATCTACATCAAGCGATGGAGAATGAGCATCAAAGAGCTTTGTTGAATCACGAGTATCACAAAACACTGACCATCAATGACTACCTTCCTGAAGAATTAAGATACGACATCAATCCCCTGACAAGCGGGGAAAAATGGAGCAATAAAACTGGTTTTGGCGTTGGCGCTGGCGATGTGAACGAAGTTAGCCAGCGATATAAAAACATGATGCCAAAGGGTGAAATTTCTAAAAATTACGCCCAAACACTTGGCGGAACACAAGCTATGCGTGATGCAAAAGCTGATGCTAAAGCCCAAGCTGACGCTTTAGAACAAGAGCGAGCAAAGTATTTGCCTCAGGCTCAAGAGCAACTTGCCAGAGATAAAGCCATGGCTCTAAAGCAAGCCGAAGATGCAAAAAAAGCTCGTGATGCAACTTTCAAGCAATTAGTTGAGGCAAGTCAACAATTAAACGAACATCGAGGCACCCCAGCCCCCACAACGGTGGAGTTAACTGAGGATCAAGCAAAAAGACGATTGCAAAATGAATTACAAAAACAAGAATATGAAAAAAGATATGGCAAAGGCCCCCTTGCTCCAATCTTTTCTGCAATTCCCGGCTCCGAATCCCGCGTTGTAACCCCCGCTATCAGTGGCGCTTTGTCTGAAACGTGGGCCGAGAAAGCAAAGAAGGCATGGGAAAGCCAACCAGATTGGCAACACGCCATCATGGATCCAGATGTTGCAAAGTACGGATCTGCCGCGCTGGGTTCAATTTTGTCGATGGTTCCAAACGCCCCGGTTAGGGGCGCTGGCGTTTTAATGCAGGCTCCCGCCGCCTTGGGAGAGGCAACGAATGCGTCAAAACCATTTTGGTCGCCTCTTGTTGAGGCTTACGAAAAGCACCGCAGAGAAAATCCTTAAAGCTTGCCGCGCTTGTCTTCCAAAGCCTTGGCAACCTCGGTGTTAAGGCTGGCGACAAACTCCACGCACAAAGCCCTCTCGGTGCGCACGATAGCGGGTGTTGCCGCCATCACAAAGGCGTTTGCAAGCTTGACCAAGTCCTCCTCAAGGAAGTTATGGTTCTCCTCAAGGTGGGTTTTTCTGAAGGATTCCTTGATCTCCTCAAGGGTCAGGTAGGGGTTGTTCATTTTCACTCCATTGGAATTTGTGTCTGTTCTGCGATCACAGAGGCAACCTCAACCGAGATGCCCTTGCTCATGATGGTTGCAACGTCAATGGCCTTGGCGACCTCGACAGAGAACGTCTTGCCTGCGACGTGACGCAGGGCCTGTGCTTGGCTCGCGGCCTGCACAAGGTGGGTGGAGTTACCGTTTGTAACTTTGTAGATGCGTTGTTCTGTAGCCATGTTTACCTTTCAAGAAAACCAGAGATAGAAGCCATGCAGGATCCCGATGGGGAAGAACAAGGCTCCAGCGATTAAGAAGCCCCACATTGCGTGCGCAAAGCAGGTGAAGATGTGTGTGAACCACGCAAAGACGCAGGCCCAACCAATGATGTATCCCATATCAACCCTCCAATCCTGTTTTTGCGTACCAAAACTGCCTGAGCGCGTAGAACATGTGCCATGCACGCCGAAGCTCTTCCTCAGTCCATTCCTTGATCTCAACGAGGCCGGGTTGGGTAACAGAAACAAACACGTTTGCGCACCGAGCATGGGGAATGTCTAGCCCCATGCGGTATGCCGCCAACTGCATTGGTAGCTCGTCGTACAGCGCGATCTTGGTTGGGTCTGTGAACTCCTTGGTCTTGAAGTCAACCACAATCCCGTCGTCTTCCATGGAGTGCAGGTCAATCTTTCCACCGTACCCGTAGTGGCTGGCAAAGGCGGTCTCTGTCTTCCACTCTGGGTTGCCAAAGTACTTGCGCATGGCGCTATCAACGCCCGCTTGGTGTTCGGCGTACTCGGAGTACATCACCCCCTCGTAGAACTTTTCCAGCGCCTCGTGGATGCGGGTTCCGCGTTCTGCCGCCTGCTTGGCCTGCTCCTTGGCGTCCCTTTGGATCCGCTCAACAAACTGCTCCTCAGGCTCGTCAGGTGCGCGTGGCAGGGTGAGTGCCGCCATCATCATCTGATTCATCTTCCAAGCCTCTAAACCGGGCTTTGCCGCCACGCCCATGATCGTGGTGACCGAGGGTATCAAATTCAATTTTCGGGCGTCCCTGAGGGTCGTGGGGCGGTCGGAGCCATCCTTGGCCTTGACCGAGTACATCGGCTTGCCTGACTTGTCGTACCAGTGCTGTGATTCGCTGGCCCTTGCAATGATTGTTGTCATTTTGTGTTCCCCTTAGCAAGAACGGTGTGGATGTAATGCTCAATCATTTCGTTGAGCACTTGCGTGCGGGTTCCCTCTTGGGATTGGGCCATCCCGGTGATCATCCAGTAGTGGGATGAGGACACGCCGATGGCAAAGTTGTCTTGTTTTTCAGCGTTGCGGGTACGCGGAAATTTTGTTGCAGGTTTTTTGGCGACCATGGTTTTCCTAATAGCGTTTGGGGGCACAAGAGACGTCCACCACAATGTCTGCGGTGTAGCCATTGATCTTGCGTTTGGCGTAGATCATCACAGCGCGAAGCCCACTGGACTCGCACTCGTTGATCGCGTAAATGACCTCGTTCCTGCTCAGGGGCTGGACGTTGGCGTCAACCTCAAGGTTTTGGAGCTTGTAAGACCCAGCGTCGTTTGCGGGGTTCCCCACGCGGGCGTTCCAAGACGACCCGGCGGCGCATCCCGTCAGCGCCAGCAACAAAAGTACAGCTTTCATTAAATTTCCTTTGGAATGACCCGATACTTGTACAGGCCGTTGGTGATGTATTCGCGCTCGACGGTGTATCCACCAAAACGAGGTTTGCGAAGGTGTCTGAGTTGGGCGCTAACGCTTGCCTCAGGGTCTCCGGTAACTTGGGCAATTTCTTTGAGAGTCCTCCACCCGCCATCGGAAACGCACTCCCACACCCGCAGAATCTGTCCAGTCAAACGGACGTCATCGCGGGAGCGGTCGTAATCTGCGCCATCAAAACGAAGATCTAACTGCATGGTCAGAAGGGCAGGTCGTCGTCCATGTCATCAAACCCACTGGAGGCCGCGCTGGGAGCCGCAGAGGGGGCCTTGGTGGACTTCAGGGCACGCCACTCAGGGGAAGCCTCAATCTTCTCCTTCAGGCCCTTGCTGAAGGTCTCAAAAAGCTCCATGTCGGGGTCTGCCAAGCGGAACATTTGCAGTTTGTTGACGCCCTCAGGCAAGCCAAACTTCTTGACCTGTGCGGGCACAGGGGAGATGCTGGCGACGTTGGCAAAGATCTTGTTGCCGTCCTTGCCGGGGCGGTGGATAACGCTCAGCATGCACCAAGCGCCAAGCACGTTGGAGATGTCAAAACGCTGGCTCTCTTCGTCCGTGAACTGCTTGCCGCGCCACCCTTGCAGATCAAGGCGCAGGTTGGCCTTCTCGTTCAGGCTGAGGGTGTAGTTCTTGAAGATTGCCATTGGCTCACCCTTCTCGGTGACCAAGGGGTTGCCATCGTTGTCCTCGCCGTGAAGCTCCCAGCCAAACATGACCTTGCGCAGGTGCTTGATCTGACCAAGGTACTCGGTCTGCTGGGTTCCCAAGTCAACGATGCGGTAGCAACGAGCGATATGAGAGCCAGCAGGCACGGTGATAAACGATGATGATGAGGATGAACCCTCGACGATAAAGCTCATGATTCTTCTTTCTGTAAAAGTTGTTTAAGGTCTTCAGTTACTGCCCAAAGGCGGTATTCCAGTTGATCAACAGGGTTGGCAAGCCATTCCCTGTACTCTTGCTCGCTCAAGGTTTCCATACGAAAACATCCAGCAGAACGACTACAAATGCCACCGCAAGGACGACCCTCACGCAAGCATCAGCGAATTTGTTTTTTGGGGAAAATTGCTCGACAGAGCAGGCGTAGTCAATTGACTCTCTTGTGGGTTTCATAACTTCTTTCTCGTAACACGCCAACATCGGCGCAAACGAATTACACCACACTTTTTAATTTCAAGTTAGAAATACCTGATGAAAACTGAGGGGCTTTGTTAATTGCAAGTTAAGGTATACTCGCGGGCAGGAGAGAATTAGATGGACTTGAAAGAGTATTTCAAAGATGAACCCATGGGAGCGGTGAATGAGATGGCACAACATTTGGGCATCACTGCGACATGGTTATCTATTTTGATCCACAACCACAAGCGTCCGTCAGCAGAGTTGGCGGTGAAGATTGAGAAAGCAACGCAGGGGTTGGTGAAGCGCGAGGTATTGCGCCCTGACCTTTTTTCGTTGTAAGATGGTTTGAAACACGGCTAGGTGGGGCCTGATCTCCCCACCGAAAAGCGAGCCTCCCCGCCTGCCGCAGTTTCTTTGTCAGTGGAGGACAGCGGAGAAAATATGCACTACTACCAATTCAATATTGGCGACTATAAGTCGCACACAAACCATTTGGACTTGCTAGAGGACTTGGCGTACCGCCGACTTCTTGATCTGTACTACCTTCATGAACGCCCGTTGAACGTCAGTGTGGCGGCGGTTGCACGCCAGATTGGCATGCGTGAACATGAGGACAAGGTGCATTTAATCCTTGAGGAGTTTTTTCACAACTCTGAGGAGGGGTGGATCAACCCTCGCGCCGACCGTGAGATCAAGCATTACCACGGCAAAATCGAGCAGGCTTCAAGGGCCGGTAAGGCATCTGCTGAACGCAGGAGCAACGCCCGTTCAACAGACGTTCAACCAAACAAGAAACAAGAACCATTAAACAATAACCAAGAAACAAAGAAGACAGCGACTGACGTCGCTCCGCCTGACGGCGTGTCATCAGAAGTTTGGGATCAGTTTGTCAAACAGCGGAAAGTCAAGAAGGCGCAGATTACTGGGTTGGTGATGGCTGGTATTCAGCGTGAGGCAGACAAGGCTGGTTGGTCGCTGGAGAGGGCCTTGGCTGAGGTGGTTGTCCGCAACTGGACGTCATTCAAGGCCGAGTGGGTTGCCGAAAAACCACAAGCCAATGGCTTGACCAAGACTGGCGTAATGAATCAGACTGTCATGTCTGGCTTGACTCGTGGACTTATTGGGAGTGGACAAAATGTCAAATTACTCGGAAGCTGATTTTGTTGATGCAGAGGCTGGCCTTGATTACGTTTTTGTGATGCTGGGTGGCATTTATGGTCAGGCATTTAACCGTAACTGGGAGGGTATGGACTTGGGTGTTGTTAGGCAGATTTGGAAAGACCAACTTGGCTCGTTTTTGACCTACAAGCCAAGCCTTGATTACGCTTTTGGGAGGCTCAGTGGGGACTTTCCGCCGAGCGCCATCAAGTTTCGAGAGTTTTGCAATGCTGGCCCTGCTATACCGAGAGATGAGAAACAGATCGAATACAACCCTACCCCTGTGGATCCTGAGGTTGTACGCAAAGCCAAAGAAAACCTTGCCAAGTTAAGAGGTAAACCATGGAAAAACCCGATATAGATCCCTTGAAGTGCCAAGTGCTTGGTTGCAATGCTCGTTGGACTGTCAGTGCGGGTTGGAAGAAGTGTTCCAAGCACGCATGGGCAACAGAAGATCCATACGAAGAGATGATCAAGCCAAAGTTCACTCAGCCCCCTGTAAAACCGTTTTACGAAACAGATGACTATGACCCGTTATGAAGCGAACAAAATCCTCGACCAGATCCGCGAAGGCAATATTGGCTCCGAGACTCTCACCGATCATTGCCTCTATCTCACCGGAGACCTTAGACCACATGAAGAACTGCGAGGCGCGGGAGTGGCTGAGGAGGAGGAAAGAAAAGATTGGCGCTTTAGGGTTAGAGAACGCGCAATCTTGGTGGGTAGGAGTCAAGAATGACATTGAACGCATCCGTGGCGATCAAGGACTTGCCGACCTTATACGACGCATGGAAACCCAACGCAACCTTGCTAAGGCTTCCGTTCCCCCCAAGCGAGTTGATGCCCAACAACAAAAACGGAAAGCATTGGGCGGCAACCCACAAGGTCAAGACTCAGTACAGAGAGGATTGTTTTTATCTGACTAAGCAGGAAGGAAAAGATTTCATCAACGATGGAAAAGAGATCAGGGTAACGCTGATGTACTTCATGCCGGACAAGCGCCATAGGGATGTGGACAACTTGCTGGCGGCGAGCAAGGCGGGACTTGATGGTGTAGCGCAGGCGTTGGGTGTGGACGACAAGTTCTTTCAGCCAATTTCTGTCTACAGGTTTCCCGGTGAGAAGCCGGGGTTATTGATCGTACAACTGGAGAATTTATGAACGCTGAACCCATCCGCTCTTTCTATACCCGTGGCTCCATGATCCACCGGGGATTGGAAAGAATTGCCCGCTGTCCCATGACAGAACAAGAGTGGCGAACACAAACCGAAAACATTTCGATCCAGAGATTTTTTCAATACGTCATCGACCCGTTGAAGAAGGATGGGTTTGTGCAGTCCCGTGATGGGTTTTGGAATATCACCCCCGCCGGTGAAGAGCGCCTGAGGGACTTGGGTGCAACCAAAAAGATTCGCGTGCGAAACCACAAAGAGGACTTGGTCAAGACCGTTTACGGTGGCGAAGAGTTGCGCGACATGGTGACAAGGCCCGGTGCGCAGGACTTCCTGAGTTACCCCAGCCGGGTGTTTAATCGCCTGCACTACCGCGATGGAAGAGTCGAGGTGATGGCATGAGTCAGATGACCGACCCCAACCAAGCGATTGACTACATCATCGCCAAGTCAGGCGAGTACGCCCAAGCAAGGGCCAACCGCATCTACATGGAAGAGCTTCGCAAGACCCTGAAGGCAGAGCTTTGCAAGACCGCCCTGCACCATGGGTTTGAGGCCGTCAACGCGCAGGAGCGTGAGGCGTACAGCGACCCCAACTACAGAGCACACCTGTTAGCCATCAAACAGGCCGTAGAGGCCGAAGAAAAGCTTCGGTGGATGCTGATAGCCGCCCAAGCCCGAATTGACGTCTGGCGGTCTATAGAAGCGTCCAATAGGGTTCAGGATAAGGTCACGATATGACCGAAAAAGAGTGGATGAATGCCGTGGCTGAGTTAGGGTGCGGCATGTGTAGGCGTATGGGGTACGGAGAGACCCCAGCCCAGCTACATCATCCACGGGAGGGGGTGGGGATGGCCCAACGCCAAAGCAATTGGCTGGTCATTCCCCTCTGCCCTGCCCACCACACAGGCTCCAAGGGCTGGCATGGGACGAGGGACGACTTCAAGCGCCACAGCGTGGACGAGTTGGACATCCTTGCCGACACCATTGAGCTTTTGGTAACCAGAAGGTAACCGATTACCGAACGGTTACATCCCCGCAAATCCCCAGAAACATTGAATATTTGCTAAATCCCCACAAAATAGTTGGGTATTGCTTTACATCAATTCTTAATTCTGTGTTAAGATTCGTTCACTGCAATTCGCAGGGTAACTGAAAGACACTGAAATGAACAACGATCTCGCATTCAACTCTGTAGACACTCTGGGTCAACTCTTGGCTCAAATCGCTGACCTCACCAAGCAGGCAGACGCCATCAAAGACCAAATCAAAGACGGTGGTAAAACCGTCGAGGGTGTGCTGTTCAAGGCCACCTACATCGAAGCAAACCGCAAGGTTGTCGATACCAAAAAAATGTACGCCGACCTCGGTATCACCGATGATGTCGTTGCAAAGTACACCAACACCACCGCCGTGTTTTCTGTCAAAGTCACTGCACGTTAATCAGGGGGGCGACATGTCAAAGACTTTTTTAAAAATCCTTGCCACTCGCCCTTGGGTGGCCCACATCGACGACGAGCGCGGTGACGGCAATAGCATCATCGTTACCCTTGACGAAGACTTTGTGTGGGACGACGAAAAAGATTGTGGTGTGCGTGGGTTTGACACCGTCAAAGAAGTCGAACAAGGCACTCAACGCGATTGCGTATTCCGTACCACCAACAATTAACCAACGGGGGCTACGGCCCCCACAGGAGAACACCATGACATACGGCGAAATGCACAAAGTTTTTGAGAACAAGGTCAAGCACTACGACTGGTTCACCTGCCGTCGCGCTTTGATCGACTGCTATGACACTTTGGAATTGCGTCGTGACCTACCCACAGATGACCCCTACTACGTCAAGCTGTGGGCCGAGATTGATGCTCTGCGCGAGCGTCAAATGAAACTGAAACCCGTTTAACTCTTCAAAGGAAATCATCATGTACCGTTTTGCATCTAGCTCCAACCAAGCCGCCTTCCGTTCACAGACCGAGTTGTCCAACGACGTCATCGCCCGTTACGCGCCCAGCGTGCTGGCTGGTGAGGCTCACAGTAGCCGTGGCGAGAAGTACACCTTCATCCCAACCATCAAGGTGATCGACGCCTTGCGTGACGAAGGTTTCCAACCCTTTGAGGTTCGTCAGACCAAGGTGCGCGACCTCGACAAGCGCGAGCACACCAAGCACATGGTTCGCCTGCGCCACGCATCCAGCCTGATCACCAACGACGAGGTTCCTGAGATCGTGTTGATCAACAGCCACGACGGCACTTCCAGCTACCAATTGCTGTCGGGCGTGTTTCGCTTTGTGTGCTCCAACGGTTTGATCGCCGGGGACGTGTTCAGCGACATCCGGGTGCGCCACCATGGCAACGTGGTGGACAACGTGATTGAGGGCGCAACCCGCGTGCTGGAGAACACCGAGGAGATCATGGCCCGCATTGACACCTACAAGGCCATCACGTTGAACGAGGGTGAGTCCCAAGTGTTTGCAAATGCCGCCCTGCAACTGCGCTGGGACGAGGGCAAGGCTCCCGTGACCACCGAGGGCATCTTGCAACCCTTCCGTTACCAAGACGCCAAGCCTGACCTCTGGACGACCTTTAACCGGGTTCAGGAGAACATGATCAAGGGTGGCGTGCCCGGACGCACCGCCACTGGTCGCCGCATGAGCACACGCGGCGTGAAGGGCGTCAACGAAAACGTGCGCCTCAACCGCGCCCTGTGGACGCTGGCTGACCAGTTTGCCAAGCTCAAGTCCAACGTGGTAGAGATTGAGGAGTTGATGGCGGCATAAGGGAAAAAGGGTAGGGAAAACACCTACCCCCACATCATCTTAATTTTGTGTTAAGATCCCAATCACTGCAATAAGCAGGGTAACTGAAAAAGGAAATCAAAATGCAAGTAACTCAATTCACCGCCTACGCCGACATCGTGGTTATTGGTCAAGATTCAGAGATGGCTGATTACAGCAACCCTCGCGGTTACATCTACGGTTTTGCCGCTTACGTTTGCGCCGTATCAGAGTCCGGCGATACCCGCGTCAAGTCTGTCGCTGTTGATCGTTCAGAGGCCGATGCTGTTGCAAAGGCAGAGGCCCAAGCCGCCGCCTTGAACGCTCGTTTGGCCTTGGGTAAGTTGCCAGTTGGTTTTGATTCTTGGGAAGCTGGTCGTGCCGTTTACGGTTCCGAGGCGTATCAGGCATACGGTCAAGCCGATGATTTGGCTTGGGAGCGTTCCGAAGAGTTTGCGTATTGATCATCCACCGGGGCTTCGGCCCCATTATTTGAAAGGTAAAAATCATGTCAGACAAAGAATGGAAAGAGGGTTTTGAGGCGGGCATCGACTTTGTCGTGACCTTTGTCAACGAACAGTTGGGTTACAAGTTTGATGGTGTGGGCGAGATGGCGGCTGAGATTCAGCGCCTGCGCGACATCAACAAGATTTACGAGGCCCACATGAAGGCCAAGGAGGCATCATGAGCGACGATCTGGAATTTGCTGTTAAGACGCACGGTGGCGACCACGCCATCCGTACCAGCCCCTACGACGATGGCGTGTGGCTCAGCCTGTCCATGACGGGTTGCAACGCCTACACTACCATGACCAAGGCTGAGGCCCAGAAGCTGATTGAGGCCCTTACCGTCATCGTTGGAGCCACGGAGGCGGCATGATTGTCACCTTCCTTTTGCTAACCCTCGGAGCCTTGATTGGCATTGGAGTTCTTTGGATCATTGCCATGATCTTGTCTGAGATGCAAAAAGATGATTGAGCGTATTCGCACCTTTGACGCCAAGACGGTTAAGGTCAAGACGGGACAGGTGCGGATCTTTTGCCGCTTCATGTGGCGATGCACACTTTGCAAGGAAATATGGAATGTCAAACCCCAAGACCATGACTGCACCAGAAGCGCCACAGCACGCTGAAGGCTCGCCTGCGTGGGTAGACCTTGCCAAGGCACGCTTGAAGGCGTACAGCGCCCAAATAGAGCGCCTGAAGGCAGAGAACTTAAACCTCAAGCGCACCGTCAAGCACATGGAGCGCCGAATCATGAGAAGTGAGCACAGAGATGACTGAATCAAGATACCTTGACCCCGAGGACGAAGCGTTCAACGAGATTGAGCGCCAAGCCAAGCAGAGGAAAGAAGCTGTGAAGGCGCAGTTTGAAAATTGGAGGGAGTCTGCATCGGACTATGAGCGTGGCGTAATTGATGGAATGCAAAAGCAAATGCAATCTGATGTAACAAAGATGATGGGCGACAGCATTCGCAACGCAACCCTTGAAGAAGTGGCGCAAAACATTGAGAAGCTGTCTGGCTTTGGTCGAGACACCATCGCCTCATTTGCCATGTACATAAGGATGATGAAGAAATGAAAAGATATATGGTTTTTAACGTGGGTTGTATTGAGTGTGGCGTTGATTCAGACGTTGTTGGCTTGTATGAAACAGAAGACGAGGCAAACAAGGTTGCGGCTGTATGTCGAGACAAACTTCACTGGCGTCAAGGTGGACAAAACTGTTTTGAAGTTTTTGACTTGGAACAAGAGCAAGCAGAGGAATACAAAGAGGCTTTGAAATGAACAACCCACCAGCATTTCCCGTTGCTTTCAAATGGGGCGATGAATTAAGCCAATACAACGGCATGACCTTGCGTGATTACTTTGCAGCAAAGGCGCTAACCACCATGTTCTATCCTGCCATCATGGAGTCAATCCGAACTAATGTGGATTTGGATTGCGAAAAGGTCGCTGGGTTTGCTTACGCAATGGCAGACGCAATGCTGAAAGCGAGGGAAGCATGACATTAGGCCAATACTTATTTGATAACCATTTCTGGGCTTTGTGTGTTGGGATGGTTTACCTTGTGTTTGGCTTTGCTTGCCATTGGAGCGAATGGGCCAGCAGTTCAATAGATGATTTGTAATTGAAAGCGAGGGAAGCATGACAACACTTATGGTTTGGACTATCGTTGCTTGCCAAGCATATTCCTGCGCCTATGACTGGCGTAGCTTGGGTTCGTTTGGCAATGAAGCACTGTGCGTCAAAGCGGCGCAAGAACTTAACTTGAAAGACCGATACCGCTGTGTGTCGGTGGGGAGATGACATGAAATATCTATTGACACTTATTCCATACCCAGTGACATACCTTCTTGCGGCATTTGTCAACTGGAATTTGGATGCAGGCTGTTGGCCTGAAGCGGCTCGTGCTGTTGTGGCTTTTGGCGCGTCAATTGTTGCCGCGCTTGTCTGGCAGGTTCTTTTGGAGAGTAAAAATTATGCCTCTTAAAGACCACCCAACCGACCCAGACAAGTGGGTCTACAAGCCAAATGAATACACATTCCTATCGACACCAGAGCAATCTGAATGGAAATGCTATATGTTTGGCAGTAGGTCGGGTGGGGCTGAAGTTGTTTATCGCCCAGTAAAAGGCAAGGAGCCGAACTGGTTTGTGCGCTTGATGATGCGCATCTGTTTTGATTGTTTGTGGGTAAAGGATAAGAAATGAAATTCAGGAAAAAGCCTGTAGAGATTGAGGCAATCCAGTGGTTCAAGCTGGGCGACCATCCTGCTGTGATGCGCTTTCGTGATGACATATCTGAGTCAATCGGCTATATAGAAACACTAGAAGGCGGTCACATCGTAAACCGAGGCGACTGGATCATCACTGGCGTGAAGGGTGAGCATTACCCTGTAAAAAGTGATAT